AAAATTACCACATGATAGCTGAAATATTAGTATGGGGATTCTTTAGTGCAATGGGTTGGATGGCAGCTAACTGGACTGTAGATCAAGTTATGCCAGAAAAGACAGAAACTCAGACATGTTCTGAATGGCGTGAAGTGCGCCGACCAGACGGCACTATCGAAAGAACTCGCACTTGTGAACCTAAAAAATAAGAACACACCTTAGGACCGTGTGTAGCCGGCTGCTGGCTTATCCAAGGGAGTCGTGCCCCGAGGGTTAAAGTGAGCAAAATTTTCTTGCAATTGTCTACACAATCAACTACAATATTGTTTTTACTTAGGAGATTTTATGAGCTCACGTATGTTCAGTTCCGAACAAAAAGCCAAACTTACACAAATCATTAATGAAGGCATGGCAGTCATGCAAGAAGTTGAAGATCTCAATGCCGGACTTAGTGATACTGTAAAAGCAGTAGCAGAGGAAATGGAAATTAAACCTGCTATTTTGAAAAAGGCTATTCGCACTGCATTTAAATCAAAACTTAGCGAAGAAAATGCCGACCACGAGGAATTAAATACAATTCTCGAAACTGTGGGCAAAACTCTTTGATTGACTGTGTAGCTGGTATATTTCAATGGATACGAGATGATTGGACATCTAACCGTATACGTTTTGTTGTTGAGCTCATTGCTTGGGCTATCTCAATTGGATGTGCTATCGGCATGGCGCTCACGGTACCCACGCCTCCACTCCTTGTTTTATATCCTGTGTGGATTCTTGGTTGTGCTATGTATGCTTGGGCTGCTTGGACTAGGAAATCTTTTGGCATGCTGGCTAACTACATTTTGCTCACAACCATTGATACGATTGGGTTGGTAAGGATGCTTGCATGATTGCCTTTACTATTTTCAGTTACTGGGCGGGTATGGCAGTCTTTATGTGGTTAATAATGTTTGTTTGTTTGGGCTTTGCTAGGTTGTGCGAATACACGGTTGATTTTTTCTTTACAAAATAATAAAATATACACATGAGTTATGTTGACGCAATATATGACCGCGGCTCGGATCGTATCCACATTGTTGAACGAGTCAATGGCGAACGGGTATATAAAGAATACCCAGCCAACTACATTTTTTACTACGACGACCCTCGCGGCAAGTTCCGTACTGTCTACGGTACTCCTGTTGCTAGGTTTTCAAGTCGTTCGAACAAGGAATTTCAAAAAGAATTGCGTATTAATTCTAACAAGCGTCTTTGGGAATCAGATATCAATCCTGTATTCCGGTGTTTGGAAGAAAACTATTTGGGAGCCACATCTCCGAAGTTACAGACTGCGTTTTTTGACATTGAGGTTGACTTTGACCCTGTAAGAGGTTACTCAAAACCTGAGGATCCATTTAATGCTATTACATCTATATCTGTTTATCTGGACTGGATGGACAAGCTAGTAACTTTGGTTGTTCCGCCCAAGAGTTACAGTTGGGCGACTGCACAAGAAATATGTGATCAATTTGAAAACTGTTTCCTTTTTGAACGTGAAGAGGACATGCTTAATACTTTTCTTGACCTCATTGATAATGCAGATATCCTGTCAGGATGGAACTCGGAAGGTTTTGATATTCCGTATATGGTCATGCGTACTACCAAGGTATTAAGCAAAGACGATACTCGAAGATTTTGTTTATGGGGACAATTACCAAAGCAGCGCACATTTGAACGTTTCGGTGCAGAAAATTTGACCTTTGATACTGTTGGTCGAGTGCATATGGACTATATGCAATTGTATCGCAAATACACCTACGAAGAACGCCATAGTTATAGCCTGGATGCCATTGGCGAATATGAACTAGACGAGCGTAAAACACAATACGAAGGCACACTAGATCAATTATATAACAAAGACTTTCCCAAGTTCATTGATTACAACAGACAAGACACTATGCTGGTCGCAAGATTAGATAAAAAACTGCGTTTCTTGGATCTAGCAAATGAACTAGCACATGATAACACGGTGCTGCTACCTACTACAATGGGTGCAGTGGCAGTGACCGAGCAGGCAATTATTAACGAAGCACATCAACGTGGAATGGTAGTACCTAATAGGAAAAATAGAGATGATCAAGGTGACACACAAGCAGCAGGTGCCTATGTTGCTTTCCCCAAAAAAGGCATGCACGACTGGATTGGCGCGATCGACATCAACAGTCTCTACCCGTCAGCAATCCGCGCTCTTAACATGGCACAAGAGTCGATTGTTGGACAACTCCGGCCGATAATGACGGATCGATATATTCAAGAAAAAATGACCTCAGGCAGCAGTTTTGCAGACGCCTGGGAAAACATGTTTGGTAGTCTTGAATATACTGCTGTAATGAATGCCGAACCTGGCACAGAAATTACTGTTGACTGGGAAGCAGGTGGATCAGATGTAATGAGTTCTGCAGACATTTGGCGTATGATATTTGACAGCAATCAACCTTGGATGCTAAGTGCAAACGGAACAATCTTTAGTTATGAACAAAAAGCTGTTGTTCCCGGACTACTTGAACGGTGGTATGCTGAACGAAAAGAACTGCAAGCAAAGAAAAAGGAGGCTACCAGTGATGAGGATAAAGCATTCTGGGACAAACGACAACTTGTCAAGAAGATTAATCTTAACAGTCTCTACGGAGCGATCCTTAATCCGGGTTGTAGATTTTTCGACAAAAGGATTGGTCAATCTACTACGCTCACTGGACGTATCATCGCTAGACACATGGATGCGTATATCAATGAGTGCATATTCGGAGAGTACGACCATGTCGGTAAAAGTATTATCTATGGCGACACTGATTCATGTTATTTCACAGCTTGGCCAGCAGTTAGAGAAGAAGTTGAATCAGGTAGAATGGAATGGAACCGAGAAATATGTGTGCAACTCTATGATTCAATCGCCAATCAAGTCAATGCCAGTTTCCCGGCCTTTATGGAACGAGCTTGTCATGTACCTAGAGCAATGGGCGAACTTATTAAAGGTGGACGCGAACTTGTTGCAAGTAAGGGATTATTTATAAAGAAGAAACGCTATGCTGTGTTAATTTATGATCTAGAAGGACATAGATTAGATACACATGGCAAGCCGGGTAAGGTCAAGGCCATGGGGCTGGATCTCAAACGGTCAGATACTCCCAAAGTTGTACAGGACTTCTTAAGTGAACTATTAACGGCTGTGCTAACAGGAGCAGAACGAGAAGAAATATACAATCGTGTGCGTGACTTCAAAATTGCGTTCCAAGATAGACCTGCATGGGAAAAAGGTACACCCAAACGTGTTAACAATTTAACCAAGTATGGCAAGGAAGAAGAACGATTAGGTCGAGCCAACATGCCAGGACATGTACGTGCAGCATTGAATTGGAACAATCTACGACGTATGCATGGTGATAATTATAGCATGAGCATAGTGGACGGTATGAAGACTATTGTGTGTAAACTAAAGGATAACGCACTAGGTTATACCAGTGTAGGCTATCCAACAGACGAGAGTCATATTCCACAGTGGTTCAAAGACTTGCCATTTGACGACGGCTTGATGGAAGCCACTATTGTAGATCAGAAGGTAGAAAACTTGTTAGGTGTGCTAGACTGGGATATTCCCAATCATACTGACATCAAAACAACTTTTGATAGCTTATTCACCTTTGAATAAATAGCTAAAACTTATTAACTGTTATTCAATGAAACTGCACGAATTGGTTAGCTTACGAAATCAATTGGCCAATGCTTTAGAATTTACAGCATTGAACAATGAACTTGAAAAAAATTATTCACGACTATTAAATTTAACCAACGAAATTGATAAAGATTTATCGGTCAACATACACAGTTTAGCAAATGAACACTTGGCCATTAAAAATTTATTCGAGCGCGATCAAACTCAAGTACAAACGTTACTGACTGCTATTCAAGAAAAAATTAATCAACTATCAACTCAATTTTTTGCAGAAAATTATCAATTTGAATTAAGAAACATTAACGTTGATTCTATTCGAAATATAAGAAATTTTTGTAAAGATGATGAGTTCGAACAAGTGCTGCTTCAAAGAATTAATTTGTTTAGCAATTGGCAGTATCCTGCACTAGAAATTGGTTGTAGAGATGGTGAGTGGACCAAGTATCTAGTGGCCAGCGATCCTCTTTATATTGCTGATGTTTTTGAAGAATTTTTAAGTAGTGCAGTTAGAGAGTTTCCGCAACTTTATCAAGGGCGGGTGAGAAAATATTTGATCAAAGATTTTTATAAAATTGCAAATTTGCCAAAAAATCAATTTGGTTTAATTTTCAGTTACAACTTTTTCAATTATCTCAGTGTTGACAGTATCAAACAGTTCTTGATACAGTCCTTCGAATGGCTACGCCCCGGGGGTACAATGATTTTTACATACAACAATGCAGACTTGCCAGCGGCAGCAGCCTATGCAGAAAATTATTTTATGACCTACGTGCCAGAAAGTATTTTGATACCATTATCCGAAAGCATAGGATTTGAAATAAATTATGTTTACAATTCAGAACCAGCCTACTCTATTATGGAGATTAGAAAGCCGGGTAACCTAAAATCAATCAAAGTTGGTCAAACAGTTGGCGAAATAAAACACATTGTCAATTGACAATAACTTACAAACATAGTAAAATTTAAATTTAATATTATTGGAGGAATAATGAAAGATTATTTGCAAGACATAGTTCAACACACACATAGTTTAGGTATCATTGATTTAGTAAAAATTGTAGGCAATGATAGCCAAACTATCGTTGAAGCAGTCAGCGAAGAGCGTACTGTAATAGTGCAAGCACAATTTCACAATCCAGTACCGGAGTTTATTGGTACATTTGGTATGCCTAGTTTAGGTAAACTGAATACTATTTTGAATATTCCTGAATACAAGGATGATGCCAAATTAACTATTACCAAGAAGGATGAAGGTTCTCCCAATGGTATTCATTTTGAAAACTCTGCAGGCGACTTTAAAAATGATTATCGTTTTATGAGTGCTGAGATTGTTAACGACAAACTTAAAACAGTTAAGTTCAAAGGTGTCAAGTGGGGTGTAGAGATCGAACCAAGTGTAGCTAGTATTCAACGTCTAAGATTTCAAGCTCAAGCAAACAGCGAAGAAACCACTTTTATTGCCAAAACTGAAAACGGCAATCTAGTATTTTACTTTGGTGATCATAGCAGTCACGCAGGCAATTTTGTTTTTGCACACGATGTTGCTGGGTCACTATCAAAATCTTGGTCATGGCCGGTTAGTGCAGTAATTAGTATTCTAAGTTTATCAGGCGACAAAATGATTCGTTTCAGCGACGAAGGTGCAGCACAAATCACAGTAGATTCAGGCCTGGCAATTTACAATTATATTCTTCCTGCACAAACCAAGTGATCAAGGATCGTGGTTACAATCCCGGGGGCGGCATGATGTCGCCTGATCGGGATATTTTTTATCTTAATATTCCAAAAAACGCAAGTACATATTTAACTAATGTATTGTTAGAAAACAACTGGACACATTGGAATATACTAGATAATTCTTCGACAATAAAAACAACTATTGCATTTGTTCGTGATCCATTGGACAGGTGGGTAAGCGGTTTTGCTACATACGCCGCTCTCCACTTGTTCGGATATGGATACGGTAGTGATCATTTTGTTAAAGACTACAACGATTTATCAAAAAAGATTATATTTGATCAAGTGATTTTTGACGACCACACAGATCTTCAAGTAAAATATATCAAACAAATACTCAATCATAATCCTGTATTTTTTCGATATAACGAAAATTTAATCGCACAAATTGTTTCTTTTCTAGGACACGATCTAAATACAAGTAGATCGATTGATGAAAATAAATCTGAATCAAATTACGATACCAATCAAGTGTCAAAATTTATAAAAAAACAATTGAATGATAATCCAGATTTAAAAGCACAAGTAATCGAATCATACAAACAAGATTATGAATTTATAAACAGTATCAAATTTTACAATGACCCAAGATAATGCTAATTGATGCTCACAAATCTGTAACAGAAATTTATTATGATTATTGGGATCATAAAGGGCACAATTATTCTGAATGTTATTACAATGAAAAAATAAAAAATATTTACATCAATATTCCAAAAAATGCAAGCACCAACATAAAAAATGCGATAACAAATTCTGATTTCAGTGGTATAAATTTATTACAGCACTCATTCTTTCCTAAATATGAATCTGCTGTTGTAATTTTACGGGATCCAATAGATAGATGGATTAGTGGTATCACTACCTACTTAAATCATTATCATATAAATGAAGACTCATCTGACAATTTTTTAAACTATGCCAAATTTAATCATAAATGGTTTTTTGAAATATTATTTGAACGAGTATCATTTGACGATCATACTGAAAAACAAATATACTTTTTAAATCCATTTGATTTGTCAAATGCTTACTTTTTTTATGCTCAAGACTATGATCTATTAGAATATCAACTTACACAATTTTATATGGGCGAAGGAGTTCAAATCAAATTTTCTACAGCAGCAAGAAATTGCCGTAAACAAGATCCAATTCATCAATTTTTTACAGGATTTTTATTTGATTCGTCTAATAGAAAATATAAAGAAAAACTTGTAAATTATTTTAAAGAAGATTACAAACTAATAAACTCAATAAATTTTTATGGTACAAGATAATTTAACAGCAAAACAATCAGACTACGCAGTGTTCTTACCTGCTATATCCGGTTTCTATGCAACATTTATAGGAAAACAACGTGTTAACAATGACTATGTTGATCCTACTCGTATGCCTAAGGCACTACAAGACATGGAGGTAATGAACTGGTTAAACAGTCAAAAAGCTTTATTTCCTTATCAGTGGAGCCTGTACTCAGGTGGCCACGCAAACCTAGACTTAGCCAAAGAAGATGCCAGCGAAGACATGGTTCGTAAACGTGAACCAGGTACGTTCATGCTAGGCGACTCGGGCGGATTTCAGATTGCCAAAGGCTTGTGGGAAGGTGATTGGAGGGCCAACTCAGGCTGTGCTAAAGCTGAAAAGAAACGTTCTAGTGTTCTCAAATGGCTTGATGGTATTGCTGACTACGGTATGATCCTGGATATTCCTACATGGGTTATTCATGATAAAAAAGCCAGTGCAGCGTGTCAAATTACTACACTACAAGAAGCAGTTGACGCTACCAAGTTTAATAACTTGTACTTTATGCAGCACCGTAAGGGTAAAAACAATGGCGGTGCCCGGTTCTTGAATGTGTTACAAGGTGATAATCATACCAGTGCAGACGAATGGTACGAGGAGATGAAAGAGTTTTGTGATCCTGCAAAGTACCCGGATACACACTTCGACGGTTGGGCCATGGGTGGCCAGAACATGTGCGATGTACACTTGGTGTTGAAAAGACTAGTGGCATTGCGTTATGACAATTTATTACAAGAAGGCGTACACGACTGGATGCACTTTCTTGGTACTAGTAAATTAGAGTGGGCAGTTCTACTCACGGTCATACAGCGAGCGGTACGCAAGTATGTCAACCCCAACTTCACTATCAGCTTTGACTGTGCAAGTCCATTCTTGGCAACTGCGAACGGCCAGGTCTATTTTGAAAACGTATTTCCCCACGATGAGAAATGGAGCTATAGAATGGCGCCCAGTGCTGATGATAAGAAATACGCCACAGATACAAGAAAATGGAGTGATGGTGTTGTAGCAGATGGCATTTATCCTCGTTGGCAGGAAAGTCCTATAAGCGATGCTCTTACCATGAAGGACATTTGCATATACAAACCAGGCGATCTTAACAAGAATGGTAAAGAAGGTCGAACATCATGGGATAGTTTTAGCTATGCACTGTTAATGGGGCATAATGTTTGGATGCATATAACTGCGGTGCAGGAAGCCAATCGTAGATTTGATGCAGGCGAGCATCCGGCCATGATGCAACGTAGCACTGGTGACTATGCATATTTCGAAGATATCGTTGAGCGTATTTTTGCTGCACCAGATCGAGTCGGTGCTGAGGCAATTATTGAATCATACGATACTTATTGGATGGAAATTGTAGGCACACGCGGATTTAAAGGCAAGAAAACAAAAAATGCCAACACTATGTTTAATAACTTATTCGAAGCGGTTGAAGAGGACGATGAACAAGATCCTTTGGATATTCCGATACTTGAAAACGAAGAGCTTTGGGCCAGTAGAGCCATTGATGAATTTCAATCTAAATTGGAGGACTAATATGTCATATAAAAGTAGAATTAATCATCTAGAAGAAATGCATAAATTACTTGATCGTCAGATTAATGAAATGCAAATCAATCACCCCGGCGTTGATGTTGAACATCTTGCCGAATTGAAAAAGAAAAAGTTGCGATTAAAAGACGAAATTAGTAGACTAACAAAACTGCAATGGGATGAAGAAACACAACGAACCGGATACGGAGACAACTAATGGATAGACCAGGGCATCACAATACCAAGTTATTTGTAGGAACAGAAGTAGAACATTCGCCAGCATATGGACAAAAAACTTTATTTGTAGTAGGCATACAAGAAAATGATTTGATTGAGGCAGCAGTCATTGCACATAAATGCACACATATCTATTTTGGAGCCAATCAAAGTTTCCCAAGACTTGATACCAATTCGGCAGATTGGACTCGTTGGGAAAATATGATTATTCCGTTTCTTATGCGAGGATATTGGTGTACATTGGACCTCGACGTAAATCAAGTTGAAGGTTTGTTAGAATCCGGATTAACCGAACATCACAAATTTATTCCGATGATATCGGTTAAATTGCCCTATTTACAACAACTAGGATATAATGCTACAATTAAACTAGATGACAAAGACTTTGCTGCTACTAACCCAGGAGTATGGTGTCATAGTTTACATAGTTTAACTAAACGCAAAGGTGTATTCACCGATTGGTCCAACTATACTAAAGATGAGATTGTTAGATGAATTTACAAGAAAGAGAAACAGCGGATAGAATTATGAACAAGGCCCAGAGACAAATCTGGGTTACTTTCCGTAAAGAAGGTATTCACTGCTACCCAGCAGCAGCAACTGACCCACTATTAGCAACCGGAGACAAATATGACGTATCGTTCCTTGGCTATCCTCATCGCCATATATTTCATTTTAGGGTGTCAATCGACGTATGGCACAATGACCGTGATATCGAATTCATACAATTCAAACGGTGGCTTGAATCATTGTATTCAGAAGAATCGAATTGTTTGCGACTGGACTACAAAAGCTGTGAAATGATTGCAGATGATCTATATGTTCAAATTGCTAACAGATATCCAAATCGCAATGTCACTATTGAAGTAAGTGAAGACGGCGAAAATGGCTGCTCTATCACTTATAATATCACCCAACCCTCAATGAATATAAAAATCTAATATGACTCAGTCTCCATCATGTGCGGTTCTTGGCTGTGGAAAATCTGCATCATGGGTCAAAAGAAATAAAGATGGTACAAAAAAATATCGAAATACTTGTAGCAAACATCACAAGATGGATTTAAAATTGACTAAAAAAGATTATTGTGAAAATGTAGATGGTCGTTTGGGATTTACTTGTACTTCTACTATTTTAAATCCTTGTCAGTTACAACTTGATCACATCGATGGCAACAAGTTTAATAACGATCCCGCTAACCATCAAACTCTATGTGCATGTTGTCATGCCTACAAAACGCATCAAGAAAAAAATCATCTTAAAAGATACAATAAAAAAGTAAAAACTACTTTCACCTCAATCTTCCAATATATTTAAGGAGAACAATATGGCCGCTAAATGGCTCAAGAAGTACCTGACTATGAAACCTGAAGTCGCTCAAATTTTTGAGGATCTTGAACGATATCGAGAGTTTTGTGTCAAGTATGGATATCCGTATGACGAACGACATCTATATAACACTAATACGCCTTGGGGTGAATTTGACCGTGCTCAACGTGGCAAGTGGCCTCGAATGAATTGGTACGCTAAAAAGGAACGTACCCAATGAGTGGGGCGATGCGCGAAAAGGACAGTTCAGATTATGATCTAGAACGACTAACTGAGTTGTTCGACGAAGCATTAACCAGCGACGATCCGCGTGTGAAGAATGCCTTACGTCAACTTATGATGATGGTTATCCTTACCAGCGATGACCACGAAGATAAGGATAAGGGCCTGTATGGTCGTAGAGGTCCAATGCGTAGAATGCAAGAAGACCTTAACGACTTGCGTAGAATAATGGCAGACCTAAAGCACGAAATTCAAACTCTACAAAAACAAGCAGCATGGGGCGGAGGCTATCGAATCGCAGACAGTACTAATGGTATGAAGGCGCAAGAATACGGTGCTGCTATTTCTGCAGAGGATTATTGGAAATCACAAGCTGGACAAATTTCTCAAGCAGAACTACGTGAGCTTGATATTAAATTTGGCGGGTTATTTAAGGAAAAATAATGCGTACACTAGAAGAAGCATGGGATATAGTCGAAAGACTAAATGATGATGCACACGGCGAAACATTTGAGTTATGGTGCGAAGCTGACGAACTAGGTGACTCAGAAGATGAAGCAGATTGGGATAAAGCCGAAGAGGTTCGCGAACAAGCCAGCACTGAACAAGCAGAATACTTTCGTGACTTTTGGTATGAGCTTGACACCGACGATCAAGAACTTGTAAAATACTGGTTAGATCGTGATGAGGACTTTCGCGAGCAATTCGCTACTTACTTTGGCGAAACGGAATTTATTGATGAATTTGAAAACAAGGATGAATAATGCGTAAGTTATGGTATATGGGCCTTGAACCATATAAAGCTAGATACACACTACAACTACAAGAGTGGAATAGAGCTGTATTCGAACGTCGTGGCATCAACTATTCAATTGTGCCAGGACTGAATCTTGACAAGAGTCAAAAGATCAGTGTAGGACAAGTGTTAGACGCACACGGTCGTACATACTTCGGTATGAGTCAGTTAATGAACTTGGTTCGTATGATGCAACAAGGAGAAGTCACAAATGAAGATGTTGTCTACTTTGAAGACATGTTTCAACCCGGTATCGAGAGCTTACCTTACATTCTCGATCAAGTGGATGCTAGTATGCGTCCTCGCATTGCCGTTCGTTGTCTTGCACAAACTATTGACCCAGATGACTTTGTTCATGTCTGGGGCATGCAAGAATGGATGGGTCATTATGAAAAGATGGTAGACAGTTTTGCAGATATTGTTCTTGCTACCAATGAAGAAATGGTCATGCACATGAAGGTGGCAGGATGGAAGAGCAAAATTTATAATATCAGTGGCCTTGCATTTGGTAAAGACGAAGTACGTGCTCGTGTTGAAGGTGAATTAAAGCCATTTCGAGACCGTGCATATCGTGTAGGCTTTGCTGCACGTTGGGATCAAGAAAAGCAACCTGACTTCTATATGGATTTGATCGAAGAATATCATCGACTATCAGCTATGCCGTATAACAATTGGCCCAAAGTTGAATTCGCTGTATTCAGCGGAAGTGCGCTTCGTTCTAATAATAGCAGCTATATGGAACGTACTCGTAGACTTCAAGCAGAAGGCAAACTGAAAGTATATGAAGATCTCGAAAAGAATGATTACTATGCTTTGCTCAACGACACGCGAGTATTGTTTAATTGTGCTCTTCAGGATTGGGTTTCAAATACTGCAAGCGAGGCTGATGCTCTTGGTGCTAATATACTATACCCCGCATATCGTAGTTTTCCCGAAGCGTTTGCAAATGATCCTGAACGACTTTACGTGCCGTGGTCGCTTAGAGATGCAATACAAAAACTTGTTCCCCTCCTCGAACACCCACACGCAAACATGGGTAAATTTAGTGCGTGGAATGATGGCACAATTGATCGGATCTGCGATATTCTCGAAGGCACGGGCGAACAGTGGTTACGTATGAGCACTGACTATCGTCGTTATACACATGAAAGCAAATATAAGTGAAAATAGTAATTACTGGCGGATGTGGCTACATTGGTAGTCACATTGCCCGCTATTTAAAACAACACAACGATGATTCAAAGGTGTATGTGATTGATCGTGAACGTAGAGATCATACTTTAAAAAACGTTGATGGATTTTTACATACCGATTATGTATCACGACAAAGCCTTTTATGGTTAGACGAAATTCAACCTGACGTCATTGTGCATTGTGCCGGAGATATCTCAGTTAGAGAAAGTGTTGAGGATCCTGCAAAATATTATGATAACAATGTAGCAAAGACAATAACATTTCTAAATCATGTTAAGGATTATAAAAAGAAACCGCAGATTCTTTTCAGTTCTAGTGCTAGTGTGTACGGTAATCCTGATCATGTTCCACTGGTTGAAACAGACCGCATAAGGCCAATCAGTCCATATGGACATACCAAAGATATTATCGAAGTAGTGCTGCAAAACTACAATCAAGCATATGGTTTGCCCGGTGTGTGTTTTAGATATTTTAATGCCGCAGGTGCCGAACCTAACATGTTTGATCTAGGACAAGCACCTGGAGCAGGACATATTATTGCTAGATTGTTAGAATCTAAAATCAGCGATGAGTTTTTTACTCTCAACGGTATAGACTTTGACACACCGGACCGTACGTGTATTAGAGATTATATTCATGTGTGGGATCTAGCTGACGCACACAATCGTGCAATTAAATGGAACAAGGACAATCGTTGGGCGGTATTCAATCTTGGTACCAATACTGGTATTAGCAATCAAGAAATAGTAGACTACATAACAATTAATTATGGACCATTAAAAATACGAACTGGCCCAAGACGACCTGGTGATCCTGACAAGCTTATTGCTGATGCCACTATGGCAAATAAAATTTTAGGTTGGCGTCCTAATTATTCAACTATCAACCAAATCGTTGACTCAGCATACAAGTGGTACACTCGTGGCATTTGAAGAAATAATACAATTTGAACAACTACTGGCTAAGAAAACTGGCGCACCATATGCCGTTATGACTGATTGTTGTACTCATGCAATTGAGTTATGTATGAGATATAAACAAGTTAAACAAACTCAATTTACTGCCTATACCTATCTCTCTATACCTATGACCATGCACAAACTAGGTATAGAATATGAACTTGTTCCAGAAAAATGGACCGGTGAATATAGATTTTATGGCACAGACATTTGGGATAGTGCTAGAAGATTGGAAGATAATATGTACAGGCCGGGTCAGATGCAATGTCTAAGTTTTGGTCATAATAAGCCTTTACAAATAGGCCATGGTGGTGCTATACTATTAGACGATTACGAGGCATATGATACACTATTACAACAACGCTATGATGGAAGAAATCTTAATTTCTCGCCGTGGCAGGCACAACAAACGTTCATGGTGGGCTATCATTATCGTCCCACTATTGAAGATGCAAGGATCGGTTTAGAAAAATTGTATTTTGTAAATGAGCCACCTAAATACCACGAATATCCAGATCTAAGAGATATTACAATTATTGGAGATAACTAATGGTTTATGAAAAAATGTACGAAAGCAATGATGAACACACCGAAGTATCAGCCGGCACCCGAATGAGTGAACTTATTCGCAATCGAATGAAAGAGCAAGGCAAAAGATATTGGGCCGGAGATAACATCAGCGATTATGTAAGTGACAAAGACAAAGAGAAACTGATCGACGAAGCAACACAAGCATTCGAAACTGTGCTCGATACATTGTTGATTGACAGAGCAACAGATCCTAACAGCATTGGCACAGCACGGCGTCTTGCTAAAATGTATTTCAATGAATTAATGGCAGGTAGATATAATCCCACCCCGAATGCGACTGCATTTCCGAATGATACTGATGGAAAATACGAAGGTATGTTGGTTGTACGAAGCGAACTCAAAAGCGTCTGTAGTCACCACCATCAACCTGTTACCGGCGTTGCTTACATTGGCATTATTGCTGGACCAAAACTTATCGGCCTATCGAAGTATACGCGAATCGCCCAGTGGTGTGCGAGACGCGGCACTTTGCAAGAAGAACTTTGCATGGACATTGCTCGGGAGATCGAATTTGCAACTGGAAGTAGAGATGTGGCGGTTTATATCCAAGCCACGCACGGTTGCTGCGAGAATCGCGGAATTATGGCACACAGTAGTCTCACCCAGACTACTGTGTTAAAAGGTGCATTTAAAGATGATCCAGCAACAAAGAAAGAGTTTTTTGACAACGTAAAACTTCAACAAGAATTTGCCCCTAGATAAGGAGATTAATTATGGAATACGCTTTACCTTATAAAACTGCATCAGAGATTAACTCAGCAATGGGTCGTGTGTATGGCAACATGGCCATGGCTGTGTTTACCAGTATGATTGTGAGCATGTTAGTGGCATCAAATGCAACCCTAATGGCTTTCTTTTTTACTGGCATTGTAAAATGGATTGTTATTTTTGCGCCTCTGGCTGCAATTTTTGCAGTGGGATATGTATTAGGAAACAATCCAAGTAAACCCGCTGCTCAACTATGTCTACACGGTTTCGCTGCACTAATGGGTCTTAGTTTTGCAACAATTTTTGTTATCTATACAGCAGCCAGTATTGCCAGTGCTTTCTTTGGTGCCGGTGTATTGTTCTGTGTAATGAGTGTATACGGTTATTTTACCAAACAGAGTCTTGATAGCTTATTC